AAACGGCAGGAGGTCACATGGCGGGCGCGAAGGGAAGGAGCGGGGGTGCGAGGCCGAACGCGGGCGGGGCTCGACCTGGTGCTGGGCGGAAGCCAAAGCCTCCGCAGTTGGTTGAAGTTCCGGCAAAGCCAATTTCTGAAACCGGGCATTCCGATTCGCTCGAGTTTATGCGGCAGGTAATGGACAACCCGGAGATCGACATCAAGGAGCGTCTGCGCGCTGCGATTTCGCTGGCGCAGTACGAGCATCCGAAGGTCGGCGAGGGTGGGAAGAAGGACCGGAGGAAGAAGGAAGCGGACGAGGTTGCCAGCAAGCCTCGTTTCTCTCCATCTGCGCCGCCTAAACTGACTGCGGTGAAGTGATGCCTAAGTGGTCAACAGCGTGCGTTGATTGGGAAGACAGACTGGTCAATCGTCTATCGATCATCCCGCCGCCGATCTACCCTGATCAGGCAGAGCAGGCGCTTGAGATCTTCAAGCAGCTTCGCGTGGTTGACCTTCCTGGCAAGCCCACGTTCGGCGAGTGCTGCGATAAATGGGTGTTCGACTTCGTTGGTGCGATCTTCGGCGCTTACGATGCTGAGACAGGGCGGCAGTTGATCCGCGAGTTTTACCTGCTGATTGCCAAGAAGAACACGAAGTCAACCATTGCCGCCGGGATCATGCTGACAGCGGTCATTCTGTGCTGGCGTGAGGATGAAGAGCATCTGATCCTTGCCCCTACCAAAGAAGTGGCCGACAACAGTTTCAAGCCTGCCGCCGCAATGGTCCGGGCTGACGAAGAGCTATCCGCGCTTTTCCATGTGCAGGACCACATCCGCACAATCACGCACCGCGTCACAAAGGCGTCGCTGAAAGTTGTAGCTGCCGACACTGACACCGTTTCCGGCAAGAAGTCCGGGCGAATCCTGATCGACGAGCATTGGCTATTCGGCAGCAGGGCGAATGCCGAAGCAATGTTCATGGAGGCTACTGGCGGTCAGGTGTCTCGTGAAGAGGGATGGGTAATCTTCCTGACCACTCAGAGCGACAAGCCTCCCGCTGGCGTGTTTCGCGACAAGCTGCAGTATTACCGCGACGTGCGGGACGGCAAGGTTCACGATCCTCGCTCGCTTGGCGTGCTGTACGAGTTTCCTCCGCACATGATCGAGTCCAAGGCGTATCTGGACCCGGCGAACTTCTACATCACGAATCCGAATCTTGGGCGGAGTGTCAGCGCCGAATGGATCGAGGACCAGATCCGCAAGGCGAAGAACAAGACAGACGGAACGCTGCAGCAGTTGCTGGCCAAGCATCTGAACGTCGAAATTGGCCTCGCCCTGCGCTCCGACCGCTGGGCAGGGGCTGACTTTTGGGAGCGAAACGCGAGCGACCTTGTGACGCTGCCCTATCTGCTGGAGCACTCAGACGTCGTTGTTGCGGGCGTTGACGGTGGTGGCCTTGATGACCTGCTTGGGCTGTGCATATTGGGTCGTCACAAGGAGACTGGCGAATGGCTGCATTGGTCGCATGCTTGGGCGCATCCAATCGCATTGGAACGACGCAAGGAAGACGCCCCGCGTTACCGTGACTTCGAGGCTCAGGGTCATTTGACTATCTGCCAAGCAATCGGCGATGATGTTTTTGGAGTTGCTGACTACATCGAGCAGTGCGAAGAGGCTGGATTGCTGGACCGCGTTGGCGTTGATCCTGCTGGAATTGGGTCGATTGTTGACGAACTTCAGTCGCGCGAAATCGATGTCGAACGCATTGTCGGCATCCCGCAGGGCTGGAAGCTGACGGGTGCAATCAAGACCACTGAGCGCAAGCTGGCGGAAGGCGCGATGAAGCATGGCGGGTTCCCTCTGATGGCATGGAGCGTAGGAAATGCGCGAATCGAGCCGCGCGGCAACGCGATCACGATCACGAAGCAGACGGCGGGCGCTGGAAAGATCGACCCATTGATGGCGACATTCAACGCGGTGGCGTTGATGGCGATGAATCCAGAATCCAAGACGAAGAAGTACCAGATGTTTGTGCTGGGGTGACGAATGGCCTGCAATGCGTGCGAACGTCGAAGAGCTGCTATGATTGCCGAGAAAGAGCGCAGGGAGAAGGCAGGACAGAATGTTGCCCCTGCTGTGATTGGCGCTACGGTTGCGTTGATTGATGCGGTTGCCAGAAAGAAGAAGGAGCCGAAGCGATGAATCAGGAACAGCGCGCCTACTCGCTATTTGAAGTCAAGGCGCTGGACAATGGCCGCCGATCCTTCAAAGGTTGGGCCACGACTCCGGCGATGGACCGTGTTGGCGACACGATTAACCCGCTTGGTGCGCGTTACGCCAAGGACATCGTTCTGCTTCACCAGCATGATCGCCTTGCGCCGATTGGCCGTGCGCGTCTGCAGAAGGCGACCGCCAAGGGAATCGAGTTTGAGGCAGAGATTCCAGAGATCGAAGAAGAAGGTTCGCTGAAGGACCGCATTGATACCGCATGGGGAGAGCTGAAGTACGGCCTTGTCCGCGCAGTGAGCATCGGCTTCCGACCGCTCAAGTACGCTTTCAAGGAAGACGGCGGGATCGACTTCCAAGAGATTGAAATCTACGAGCTTTCGACCGTATCGATTCCGGCACTTCCCGAAGCCGTGATTACGTCTGTCAAGTCAATGGTCCCGAGCCTTTCCCCAGATGTTGTGCGCCTGATTGGTCGTCACGCATCGGCGATTGAGAAGGGCGCGGTTCCGTTGGTTCAACTAGATGTTCCGCGCGTCTTTCCGATGTTGGAGGGTGGCGCGATTCGGCTGAAATCAACGTCGTGAGACGTGGAAGCCCAAACAGGGCGAAACGCGAGCCGGGCGCGTAATCCCGGCACTGATTCATCGCGCGAGCGTCGCCGACCTTTGTTGAGTCGGCCAAGGTTGCGCAAACGGCTGTCGTGAGACAGTCGAAAAGCATCGCCGTGAGGCGTAGCGAATCCCAAACAGAAGGACATGACAATGAGCGGTAAGACGATTGGCGAGCACCTCGCCAGCCTGAAGGAAACCCGCGCGGAGCTGCAGGCCCGTTTGCAGACCCTGGCGCAGAAGTCGATGGACGAATCCCGATCGCTGAATACCGGCGAACAGGAAGAGTTCGACACCGTGAAGCAGCAGATAAAGGCGCTGGATTCGGACATTGCCCGATTCTCCGACCTGGAAACCATGCAGGCCAAGACCGCATCGCCTGTCGGTGGAAAGTCCGAGCAGCGTTCGCAGTCTCTCGCGCCGTCGCCGCTGAACACGATGCAGATCAAGAGTCAGGAAAAGACCGAGCCCGGCATCGGTTTCGCCCGTGCTGCACGCTGCCTTGCGTTGGCGAAGCAGGAAGGCGTTTCGGCGCAGCAGGTCGCGAAGACCCTGTATCCGAACGATGGCAAGCTGCACGACAATCTGCAGATCAAGACTGCCGTCGCCGCTGCGAACACCTCGACGGCAACCTACGGCGGCAATCTGATTCTGGATGCCGGTGCTGCCTTCGCCGACTTTGCCGAGTATCTGCGACCGCGTAGCATCTTGGGACAAATCTCGTCCCGCCTTCGTTCGTTGCCGTTCGACACGCCGGTTCTGGTGCAGGGCTCCGGCGCTACAGCAAAGTGGGTCGGCGAGGGCAAGGCCAAGCCGTTGACCGCAACGAGCTGGACCAAGACCAAGCTGACCCCGTTGAAGGTTGCTGCCATCGCCGCCGCGACCAAGGAGCAGCTCGCCCGTGCAAGCATCGCTGCTGACATGTTGCTGCGGGACGAATTGGCCCGTGCAGTTGGTGCGGCCATCGATACCACGTTCGTCTCTGACGATGCGGCGGTGTCTGCGGAATCGCCTGCCGGTATCCGTAACGGCGTTTCGGCGTTGACTCTGACTGGTGATGGCACCGTGTCGGGCGTGCGTTGCGACATCGCGCAGTACATGACTGAGCTGGTCGGCGATAACCTGAGTGTCTCCGGCGCGTTCTGGATCATGCCGGAAACGGTCGCGATCCACCTGTCTCTGCAGGCGAACGAAGTCGGCGCACCGGCATTCCCTGGCGTCACGCCGACTGGTGGAACGCTGGCGGGTCTGCCGGTCTTCACGTCGCAGTATGTGCCTGTTGATACCAATGGCTCCGTCGTGATGCTGGTCAAGGGTGACGAAATCTTCCTTGGCGACGAAGGCGGCGTGCAGGTGTCGATTTCCGATCAGGCGTCGCTGCAGATGGATGACGCGCCGTCGCAGAACAGCACCTCGCCGACTGCCAGCACGATGGTCAGCCTGTGGCAGACCAACTCGGTCGGCTTCCTGGTCGAGCGGTTCCTGAACTTCCAGAAGCGTCGCGCCTCTGCGGTCGTCTGGGGTTACGTCAACTGGACGGCCTGCCCTGTCACCTAAGCGGAACCTGCGGCGGGCTGGGAGACTGGCCCGCCGCATCAAAGGAGCAAGGCATGACAACGCGAATTCGATACAAAGGCACAGGCTCTGTCAGAGTTGTTGCTGATTTCGTTGCGAAGCGACTGATCAAGTCTGGTATCGCAGAGGTCGCAAGCATCGTGGCTCCGCAAGCGATCACGCGAGCAATCGAGCCGGGGCGACCTGTTATTTCCAGCACTGGCGATGGACTCGACAATCTCGACATCGAAGACCTTCGCGATCTTGCCGAGCGTCGCGACATCAAGGTTCATCACCGCGCTGGACGTGATAAAATCCTCGCAGCACTTCGAGGTGAGGACTGATCTGTGCGAATTTTCGGTTTCGAGATCAGCCGCGCCGAGAAGTGGCTAGGTGTTCCGCAGACGCCCAGTCTGTGGACTCGCATATCGGAACCTTTCACGGGTGGCTGGCAGCAGAACGCGACGGAAACGCGCGGCGACATCCTCAGCTATCCGACTCTATACGCTTGCGTGAAGCGCATTGCCGAGGACATCGGCTCTTTGCCGTTTGTGCTGAAAGCGCGCAACCCGAACGGCATCTGGCAGACGACGGAGAACCCGGCTTACTCGCCTGTCCTGCGCAAGCCAAACCATTACCAGACCCAAGCGCAGTTCCGCGAGGCGTGGCAGATTTCCAAGATGCTGCAGGGCAATGCATACGTCCTGAAGCAGCGCGATGATCGCGGTGTTGTGGTCAAGCTGTATGTGTTGGACCCTTACCGCGTCATGCCGCTGATTTCCGACTCCGGCGATGTGTTCTATCAGCTGTGGGTCGAGAACCTGAACCTGCCGGGCGGCGACGGAATCGAAGGCAACACGCTGACTGTCCCGGCTCGCGAGATCATCCACGACCGCGAGATGACGCTTCACCATCCGTTGATCGGCGTCCCGCCGCTGTCGGCTGCGTACTGGCCCGCTGTCAAGAACCTCAAAATCCTGCGCAGCTCTGCGGAGTTCTTCGCGAACAACGCGCAGCCTTCGGGCATCCTTTCTGCGCCTGGGAATATCAGCGACGGCACAGCGGCGCGACTATCCGAATACTGGAACACTAATTTCACCGGAACGAATGCTGGTAAGGTCGCTGTTGTTGGCGACGGCTTGCAGTTTGTCTCGCTGTCTGCCAAGTCCGTGGACTCGCAAATGGTTGAGCAACTGCGCTATTCGGACGAGCAGATTTGCCAGCCGTTCGGCATCCCTCCGTTCAAAGTCGGGATCGGGATGCTCCCAGCCGGGCAGAAGGTTGACGACATCAACAATCTGTATTACTCCGACGCTCTACGTGCGCGCGTGCAGCACATGGAAGAACTTCTTGACGAAGGCTTGGCGATCAGCCGTCCGCTTGGCGTCGAGCTTGACCTGTGGCCTCTGCTGCGCATGGATCAAGAGAAGCTGTCGCGCGTGGAAGGACAGAAGGTCAAGGACTCGATCAGCACCCCGAACGAGGCCCGTCTTGCTTTTGACAAGGCCCCACTTGAAGGCGGAGACACGGTTTACATGCAGCAGCAGAACTACAGTCTCGCCGCGCTTGCACGGCGAGACGCAATGAACCCGCTTGCAGTGCAGCCGACAGCTCCAGAGCCTGCACCTGTTGCGGTGCCAGAGCCTGACCAAACAGAACGCGCATTGTACGCGCTGTGGCGCAAATCGCCGGAGGAGTTCGCCCGTGTTTGACGTTACCAAGTTTGTGGGCGAGTTGCACGAGTACATCGGCAAGGCGATGACGCCGCTGATGGCTCGCATCAAGGCGCTTGAAGACCGCCAGCCGGAGAAGGGAGAGCCTGGGAAGGACGGTGATCCTGGCAAGGATGCTGAGCCAATCGAGATTCGCGAAGTCGTCGCCGAGCTTCTTGCCTCGCCAGAGATGAAGACGCTGGCGTCGCTCGCGGCTGCGGAAGCTGTCGCCGAGTACATCAAGGCGAACCCGATCCGAGACGGAGAGGACGGCGCTAAGGGTGATCAGGGTCCGCGCGGTGAGCCCGGAGAGAAGGGCGACCATGGCAAGGATGGCGCAGACGGAATCGGCATGGCAGGTGCTTTCGTTGACCGCGACGGCGAGCTTGTATTGACAACGACGAAGGGCGACACGATCAAGCTGGGCCGTGTTGTTGGCCGCGACGGCGAGAACGGCAAAGACGGCGCAGACGGATTCAGCCTTGAAGACCTGTCCGCCGACTACGACGGCGAGAAGACCATCACGCTGACATTCCAGCGCGGTCAGCTTCGGAAGTCCTTCGACTTCGTGATGCCAGTCGTCATTGATCGCGGCTACTGGCGCGAGGGCATGGGATGCAAGTCCGGAGACGGCGTAACGCACAATGGATCGTTCTGGATCGCCAAGCGCGACAATGCCAGCAAGCCCTGCCATGAGAACGGCGAGGACTGGCGACTGTGCGTGCGCAAGGGCCGCGACGGGCAGGACGGGAAGGTTGTCGAGGCCAAGGCGCCGGAGCCGATCAAGCTGGAGCCGAAGCCGTGACCATGCTTGTCTCGCTGGCACAAGCAAAGATGCACCTGCGTGCAGATTCCAGCACGTTCGAGGATGCTGACATCGCGCTCAAGATTCGAGCGGCGTCGCTTGCCGTATTGCGACACATCAAGCTTGACCCTGCCGAGGCGTACACGGATAGCGCAGGATTCATCCCGCTGGACACTGCTGGCGACCCTATCGGCGTGCCCGAGGACGTGCAGGCGGCTGTTCTGCTGCTGTTGGGGCTGCTCTATCGCGACCGCGACGGCGAGGGCAAAGACCTGGACGAAGGCTTCATGCCGCGATCCGTCCGCATGTTGCTGACTCCATACCGCGACCCGACGCTGGCATGAGCCTTCAAGCCGGAAAGCTGCGCCATCGGGTCACGATTGAGTACTATGTGACCGTGGCTGACTCGAACGGCGACACCGTTTCGTATTGGTCTGAGGTCGCCGTGGGCGTCGCTGCGGCAATCGAGCCGCTGAGTGCGAGGGAGTTCATGCAGGCTCAGGCAATGCAATCCAACGTGACCGCGCGCATTACCCTGCGCTACCGGGCTGGCATCAAGGCCACCATGCGCATTGTCCACGGCGCCGACATGTACGAGGTCGCCGGGGCGCTGCCGGACAAGGATTCCGGGCGGGAGTATCTGACGGTTCCTGTGAGCAAGCTGGACGAATAGCCTTGGCCTTGGGC